GTCAACCCCGACATTGACGTCGAGGTGCTGTCGATCTCCGAGGCGGGCGTCAAGGTCCAGACCGAGGCATTCGGGCGACCGTTCGTGACGCTGGTCAAGGTCGGCGGGTTGCGATGCAAGCTCCCACCGAAGCCGCCGTCGCCGGCAACCGTGTGGGTGGAGCAGCAGCTCGCGCAGCGCGACATGACCTACGACGATCTGCACGAGGCAGCGACACCGCGCATCAAGACGTCGGTCGCTTCCGTGCTCGCGCACCTCTCGCGGGCGAACAGCATCGTCGCCGTCGGGTCCGAGAAGAAGAAGAAGCAGCGAGGCTGGCGTACGTACCGCGTCTGGAGTCTCGCCAAGAAGGAGAAGCCATGAACGACGAAAAGAGCAAACCGACCGAGCCGCTATCAATCGACGACATCGACATCGACGGCGAGATCGTCTGCCCGAAGTGCGGGCAGACCGAACGCTTCAAGGAACACCAGACCGTCGGCAGCACGCAGCACCTCGACCGCACCGAAGACGGCTCGTACGAATACGGCGGCACCGAAAACGACGAGGTGATCGAGGCCGAGGAGATCGCCTGCGCGGTCTGCAACGCAACCGTCGCCGTGAACAACGACACGCTCGCCGACCGCCTCAACCGCCACGCAGCGGAGGCCGAGGCCATGAGCAAGCATCGTCTCGAGGCGGAGCGGCGCGCGACGGCGGCGCTCGTCTACCTCGCGGGCAAGGTCAGCACGAACGACAAGGGATCGGCCGAGTGGATTCGCGAAGCAATCTACAGCGCCGACAAGGTGCTCGGGCAGTTGCTCGAGGCCGCTCGACTTCACGGCATCGAAGGAGAGCTACTCACCGAGACGACCGAGCCGGCGACGGTCTTCGACGTCGACATACTGAACCGCGTCATCGAGGAGAACGACAAGCTGCGCGCGCTCGTCAAGTCGAAGGAGCACGACTGCAAGGTGCTCGAGGAGCGCTACAACCGCGTGCTCGGCGTCACCAACGTCAACGGCATCCGGCAGGCGGCATCGATCCGGCACGCCGTCGACGTACTCAACCGCGCGCTACTCGCAGACCACGACGCGGTGCTCGAGCTCGTCAACGCGCGGGTGCCGTGCAACCTCTCGCTCGCGAAAGACCCGACGATCCAAGTCGCCGCTGACGGTGACGCCGGGCCGTACCGCGTCGGTCTGCTCGGCATCGTGAACGGGATCTTCGGCATCGACGGCGACGGGTGGGGACCGATAACCGCTCAGTTCGACGACAGCGGCAAGCTCGAAGAGTTCTTCGACAACGGAAGGCGCTGATGGAACGCGACAACCTCGAGCCGACCGGAGACTGCTACGCGGCGGCAGGCGAGTACCTGCGCGAGCAGTCGGTGCTCGGCCGAACCGACATCGTCCTCGTGCATGGTCGACCGACCTTGCAGCGCCCGCCCTTCGTCAAGTACGGCCACGCCTGGATCGAGTTCACGCAAGACCTGTCGGCGATGCTCGAGCCGCACGAGTTCGGCGCACCCGGCAGGATACCGCCGCCACCAGTGGGGCAGCGCGTCGAGGCCAAGCTCGAGCTGTGCATGGACGTTGAGCGCGAGGCGATCCTTCCGAAGCAACTGTTCTACCAGCTCGGCAAGATCGATCCCGACGAGTGCTTCCGCTACACGTTCCACGACCTACGCTCGTGGGTGACAGCGACCGGACATTGGGGACCGTGGGAAGGCCCCGAGGCCGTCGGCGCATTCGAGGAGCGGTCGTGAGCGACAACGGACGACCAGCGCTCGACGGGTGGACCTGTCGCCAATGCGGCCGGTGCTGCGCCTATCCAGGCATGGAGATCGGGCCGCTGTTCCGCGACGAGGACAAGGGCGAGCGCTTCGACACGACGGGCGCAGGCGACCATCGCTACCTGCGCCGCATCCAGGTGTCGGAGGATTGGCACCCGTGCGTGTACCTCGGACCCGACAACCGATGCACGCGCTACGACGACCGTCCGCTCATCTGTCAGGAGTGGACGTGCTGCGAGGCCGACCTGCGTTGGCGCTACGCGGACGCGCCAGGGATGATGCAGACAGTCATCGAACTATTCGCAGGCAAGAAGGAGAAGGTCGCATGACCGACCCGCTCGACGAGATGATCGACGCCGGCACCGAGGCGGTGCTCGCTGCAGCTCGCGGCGACGAGAAGGCGTACAAGCAACACATCAAGCGCGGCCGAGCCGCGTACCGGCAGGCGCAGCACGCCAACGCGGAGCGCATCGTCGACGCGCTCGAGCGCGGCATGGACGAGCGGCGGAGGCAGAAGCGGCGCAAGCGCCCCGAGAAGCCGCTCACTCAAAGCATGGGCGATTTGCTCAGAGCAGCAGGCGTCACGAGGGCGGAGGGTTGAAGATGAAACCGACGGACGACGACCACGACACGCACGAAGACTATCTCGGCAGGCAAGAAGACGAGATGTCGCCGACCGAACGGTGGGCCGACGCCTGCGAAGGCGCGATCCGCGCAGTCGAGATGGCGTCGTTCGAGGAGCAGGGCGCGACCGCCATCGAACAAGCGTGGGAGCTGCTTTGGTTGGCGAAGAGGCTCGCAGGCACCGAGAACCAGCCGGAGCAATTCACAACGCGGCAGGTTGACGTATTGCGTTCGGTCGGTGTCCGCGTGGAGCCGCGCACGAACGAAGACAGCTCACCGAACCAGGCGATCTACAACGACCGAGCTGACGAGGCCGAGGAGCAAGTCGCGCAGCTGCAAACGAGGCCGCTATCGGAATCGCGCAAGCGGTGGATCGAGCACGCCGAGCGCTCGGACGCCGAGATCGAGCGACTGACCTCCGCGCTCAACGCGCACGCCGCGGCACTCACCAGCATCGAGAAGGCGGCACGCGAACGCGGGTGGAACGAGGAGGCGAACACGCTCCCGTGGCTGTGGCTCGTCGACTGCCTCGAAGACGCCGAGTCCGCTCTCGCCGCCATCGACCACGAGGTGAGCCTCGCTGGATACGTGGTGGAGGCGGGAAGCCCGTTGGCCGAGGGCGTCAAGGCGATTCGCGAACTGGTCGACGACGTACAATGCCCCTCGTGTGGGCTACGGATGGAGCGCACGAACTTCCCGCGCTCGTGTCCCGATTGCGAGGCAGACCTGACGGCGACGAAGAACGTCGTCTTCGAAGAAGGAGGATGAAGATGAAGACACAGAGGATTTCAGGAGGCATCGATTTCGTGATCGACATCGAGCGCGAGGTCGACGACGACGGCGAGGAGATCAGCTCGACGACCGACTCGACGATGCACGTCACAGCGAACGGGCATTCGACCGAAGACCCGTTCCCCGACGACGCCATCCTGCTCGGCATCGCGACCGGGCTGGCGGCATGGGCCGACGAGCAGGGCGTCAGCAGCGAGCAGGTGCTCAACGAGATCGCGGACGCATTCGATCTCAACCCGAGCACCGCAGGCAACTGGACGGCAGTCGACGAGCGGCACTATCGCGGGTTGCACCAGCACGGCGCAGTCGCCAGCATGGCCAAGGGCGAGCTGGTCTTGTGGTGGCGCGATGACGACGACGAGCTGGTGTGGTTCCTGACTCTCGCCGGGGAGCAGATCGCCTACACAACAGGCGGCAGCATCGACGACCCGCCAATCGAGTGGGCGAACGAGGCGTGGGAGGAACACGAAGTCAACTGACCCGACGACCGGATACTCGTACAAGCCTCGCACGAGAACCTTGACACGTACTCGCTGACCCGTACACACTGTACGCGATATGTCCGTACGCGGCAGGATGCGAGAAGCACGACTCGAGATCCGGTTGACCGAGCAGGAGAAGCAGTTGCTACGACAAGCCGCCAACGACCGAGGAACAACAGTCGCCGAGTTCGTACGAGAGACGCTGCTCATGCGGGCGAGAGGCGACGACGAGTGGGCGCGAAGCATGGTACTCGACGCGCTCACGGAGGCGCTGGCGGAATGACCAAATCGACCAACACAGGACGCAAGCCCGCCACGAAGCGCAAGACCAAAGCCGCGCCCAAGAAATCGGCCGCACCCGCCAAGGGCAAGCGCAAGGCCAAGCCGAAGAAGGCGAAGCAGCCGCCGCGCATCGCGCCAGCGACCTACAACGCCATGTACCAGGCGTACAAGGAGCGGCAGTCCGTCGCGCACGTCGCCCGAGCGGCGAAGGTGAGCTACGACACGGCGGCGCACTACGTCACCGGCCCCGGCGCACCCGACTTCGCGATGGAGCCGATTCGAGCGCGGTTCCTACGAGCCGAGCGTTCTCGCCAGCAGGAGGAGGACATGACCGCCGCGAAGGCGGCGAAGATGCGGCTCAAGCTCGTCGACGCGATCCTCAACCTCGCAGAGGGCGAGGGCGTGCTTCTACAAGACGACTTGAAGGCGCGCGTCGACGACTACCGCGCGCGGCTCGAGGAGTGGAAGAACGCGAACCCGGCGACCCGCGGCGACCCGCCGACCGCGCCGGTGAAGCTCGGCCTCGGCTCGCTCGGCAAGCTCGTCGACCGGATGGTGCGCACCGAGCAGTTCCTGCGCGGTGGGTACGACTCGAAGATCGGAGTGGCCGACGCGAGCGGGCGCTTCGCGAACTACACGGACGAGGAGCTGTTGCAGCACGCGCTGACCGGCCGGGTGCCGGACCACGACCGATCGGCGAACAACGTCAGCAACGGCAACGGAAGCAGGTAGCAGACGATCGAGGCACCGACCTCGCATCGATTAGCAGGTAAGGAGTTGAAGATGCTCACCATTTCTAAACGGTTTACGTTCGAGGCTTCACACCGTTTGCGTTTCCACGAGGGAGCGTGCCGCAACCTACACGGCCACAGCTACGCGCTGACCGTCTACGTCCAGGGACCGCGCAAGGTGAGTGGCCCAGCGACAGGCATGGTCGTCGACTTCAAGCGGTTGAAGCAGGCCGTCGAGGGCGTGTTGTTCCGAGGCCAGCTCTACGAGGGCGACAGGCTCATCGACACGACGCCATTCGATCACGCCGTCATGCTTCACGAGGACGACGAGCTGTGCGCGCTGCTGCGCGACAAGCCGCTCGACGCCGACGGCCACGGGCTGCGCGTCATCCCGATGACCGAGGAGCCGACCGCCGAGTACATGGCAGGGTTGTTCGCCGGACTCGTGCAGAAGAACCTCGACGGACTCAACACCGACGTGGAGGTGGTTCGCATCGACCTCTACGAGACGGAGACAAGCCGCGCCACGTGGGAAGCCGACGACCCGTACTGCTACGAAGACGAGGACGAGGATCTCGACGAGGCGCTCGCGGGCCAGCCGACGCACAAGCTGCTCAAGGTCGCACGCCGCATGCTCGAGCACGCCCGCGACAATCGGCTGAACGACGACGACACGAACGAAGCGTTCGCGACGATCATCGACATGATCCTCGACCTCGAAGACAGCATCGACCAGCAGGACGCGGAAGACGCGGCCAAGTGCGAAGATCGTTCGGCCGACTCGGAAGCAGGCCCGGCGCGAGAGGACACCGAGCCGAACGATTGACGGCACATGGGGACCGTGGAAGGTTCGGAGGGAGGCGTACGTGGACACGACGACAAGGCTGATGCAGAAGCTGCTCGAGCTTCGCGACAAGGGCGAGGACGAGGTGACGACCGCGCACCTCGCGCAAGCCACCGGCATCGGCGCTAACGAAGTCGACTACTACCTCAAGCACCACGCCGACATGAGCCGCATCGGCTACCGGCGCGAGAAGGGACACCGACGCAACGCCCCCGTCAACTGGTGGCGGATGCTCCGCGCCGGAGAAGCGTACCTCGCGAAGAAGCTCGAGGAGCAGGGAGCCAGCGACCGATGAACGCACGCGAACACCTCGAAGCCGTCCGCGACCAGCTCGCGAGGGAGCGCGACCGCATCGACGCGCAGCTCGACCTGCTCGACAGGCTGTTGGCGCTCGTGGTACACGACGAGGAACCTGAGACGCACGAGGGGAGTGAGGAGCGCGGCTCGGACCGGATGCCCCCCCCCACATCGACCAGGGCCGTTGCTCCTCGCTCCCTTCGTCCGCCTCAGAGCCGCCCCACCGCCCCGACACGGCCCGCCACGGCCACGGCCAAGCCCCCGCCAGCCCCCGCGCCCAAATCCGACACACCGCCGACCCCGTGCGGGCAGGGCGACAAGGAGATTCAGGAAGGCACGCACCTCGAAACGGTGGTGAGCGCCATCCGTGGTCGCGCCCCGCATTGGCTGTCACACGAGGGAATCGCAGAAGCGACAACGGCGCTAGGCTTCGACCCGCCGAAGACCTACCGGGCGATGGTGAACCAGCTCGGCAAGCAGCTGCGAACAGGAGACTACGACGTGCCGGGCCTCGAGTGGCGCACCGTCGGCCGACGGGTCGAGTACCGCATCGTTGTCACCGAAGAAGGGCAGCAAGGAGAAGCGGGATGACGGAAGCGGCCAGGACGCGCGCGGGACGTGCGTGCGCTCACCGTCCCGATCAAGAAGCTGACCAAGAGCTTTCTCGCCGAGCAGGCGATGCTCTACCCTGGCACGTTCGCCAGGCCGCAGACGCGAGCCGACTGCGCCGACATCCCGCGCCCCTGTCCGTTCGTTGGCTGCGTGCACAACTTGTACCTCGACGTCAACGAGGACACCGGATCGATCAAGCTCAACTTTCCCGACCTCGAGCCGTGGGAGCTTCCGCACTCGTGCTCGCTCGATGAGGCCGGGTGCGGCGAGCACACACTGGATCAAGTGGGCGCGCTGATGAACATTACTCGCGAGCGCGTACGACAACTGGAGGAGCGGCTGTTCGACCTACTCGCGCAGGACGCACAACTGGTGAAGCTACACGAGGTAACCGATGACGACTCTGACCGACGCACAAGCGAAAGAGATTCTCAACGCCGCCGCCAAGAAGCACGAGGACGTGACCATCAGAACGGTGCGTGACACGTGGGCCGGAAAGATCGACCGCGTCTATACGCCCGGCTCGGTTCACGACAAGCAGCAGGAGCGCCGCGTGCAGAACCGCGTCGTGCCTCTCGAGGAGCGCAAGGCCGCGAACGCCGACGCCGTGGCCGACGTGTTCGACACCGCACTCGGCTCGCTGCCTCGCAAGAAGACGACGAATCTGCTCGTGTCCAGGGTGATCAAGGAGAACGACGACGGCTCGCTCACGCTCCGCGTCGGCGCGTTCGCATGGGAGCTGTAGCGTGGTCCGTGGCGACATTGATCTGAGCGTCCTCGTCAGCAAGGCGGAGATCGATCGGTTCGTCGGCCAGCTCGGCGCGCGCATCGCCGCCGACTACGGCCCGGTGGTCGACGCTGGCGACTCGCTCGTACTCGTGCCTGTGCTCAACGGCGCGATCTACTTCGGCGTCGACCTCTCGCGAACGATACAGCTCCCGCTCGAGATCGAGCCGGTCAAGGTCGAGAGCTACAAGGGCGACACCGCCGTCGACATGAACATGGCGCTCGACCTTCGGCGCGACGTCGGCCCGCGCGACCATCTGCTCGTGGTGGAAGACATCGTCGACACCGGCATGACCGCAGCGATGCTGCTCGACCGCTTCAAGAAGACCGAGGCCGCGAGCGTCCGCTTCTGCACGCTGCTCGACAAGCCAGCGCGTCGGATCTCGCCCGTCGAGGTCGACTACATCGGCGTGCAGGTTCCCGACACGTTCGTCGTCGGCTACGGCCTCGACTACAACGGCGAGTACCGCAACCTGCCGTACGTCGCCAAGGGGGTGCTGTGATGACCTACGCAATCAACGAGGTGTTCCTGTCCACGCAGGGCGAAGGGCCGGACGTCGGGAGACTCGCAGCCTTCGTGCGGTTCAGCGGGTGCAACCTCGCGTGTAGCTTCTGCGACACCGCACACGAGCAGCACTTCGAGATGGACGCTGGCGACATCGAGCGGACGCTCCGCGAGATGCAGCGCGACCGCGACATCGACAAGCGCGGCAAGATGCTCGTGGTGCTCACGGGCGGCGAGCCGCTTCTACAGGTCGACGAAGACCTGCTGACCCTACTCGCTCGCAAGTTCGAGCTCGCCGTCGAAACGAACGGCAGCCACGGCGCATTCGACAGCGCGGACGAGGCGCACGAGGTCGCGCAGATGCTCTCGTGGTTCACGCGGCGCGTCGTCGTCTCACCGAAGGACGCCGACCTGTCCGATCCCATACTCCGCGTCGCCACCGACTTGAAGGTGCTCGTGCCTTCCGCGCCCGACGTCATCGAGGCGATCCCCGCGTGGCTCGGCAAGCTCGCCAGCAACCGCGACGGAGTTCGGCCCGGTCTGTTCCTACAGCCGATCACACCGACCGGCGACCGCCACCCGATGCAAGCCAGGAATCTGTGGCTCGAGCATTGCGGGCAGGCGTCCAAGCTGCAGCGCGACCTCGACCGCGAGCACGGCATCGCCGCGCGCATCGTGCCGCAGACGCATGTGTGGATGGGGCTGCGATGATCAAGGCCGACACCGCGCTCGAGAACGCCGCGCTGTCCGCGAGGACGAAAGCGATCGAGAAGCGACACGTCACGGCGCTCGCGTTCCTGTTCGGCCTATTCGCTTCGGCCGTCGTCGTCACGAACGCGGTGAGCGGCAACGTCATCAACGTCGGCCCGTTCACGTTCGTCGCTGGCACGCTGCTCTACCCTGTGACGTTCCTACTCACCGACGTACTGTCCGAGGTGTTCGGCAAGAAGGCAGCGCAGCGGGCCGTCTGGTGCGGCTTCGTCGCGCAACTGCTCGCCGTCGCGTTCATTCAAGCGCTGCGATGGTTCCCGAGCATCGACCCCGAGATGGCGGCGGCATTCGAGAAGCTGTTTGCCCCCGTGCCTCGCATCGTCCTCGGCAGCATGACCGCGTACCTCGTCGCGCAGTCGATCGACGTTCGCTTGTTCCACGCGATCCGCAACCGCACGAACGGCGAGCACCTGTGGCTACGGAACAACGGATCGACCCTCGTCAGCCAGGCCGTCGACACCGCCGTGTTCGTCCTCGTCGCTTTCGCGGGAGTGCTCGACACCGACACACTCGTCGCAATGGCACTCGGCCAGTACGCCGCGAAGGCGATCCTCGCCGCCATCGACACGCCGTTCTGTTACGCCGCAGTCACACTGACCCGCAAGTACATCCGAGGAGGCCGACCATGAACGGCATCGACACGCTTGACCGTCGCGCGCTCGTGCGCGCCCTGCTCGCAACCATCGACCCCGAACCCGACCGCGAGGGACTCGTCGACACACCGAAGCGCGTCGACCGCGCGTACGACGAACTGTTCGAGGGGTACAAGCAGCACCCCGACGACGTGCTCGCCACAACGTTCGTCGACGGTAGCTGCGACGAGATGGTCGTGCTGCGCGACATCGTCGGCTATTCGACATGCGAGCACCACGTTCTACCGTTCAGCTACGTCGCGCATGTCGGCTACGTCCCGAACGGCAAGGTCGTCGGGATCTCGAAGCTCGCACGACTCGTCGAGCTGTTCGGCAGGCGCTTGCAAATCCAAGAGAAGATGACCACGCAGATCGCGGACACGCTGATCGAGAAGCTCGACCCAAAGGGGTGCATGGTCGTCGTCGAAGGGCAGCACCTCTGCATGCTCGCGCGCGGCGTCAAGCAGCACCGCAGCGTCATGGTCACGAGCGCCGTACGCGGTCTGTTCAAGGAGGACGAGAAGGCTCGGCGGGAGTTCTTGTCGCTCATCGGAAAGGGCATGGCATGAGACGGACGATCAAGATCACGGGACCGGCCGACCAACTCGACGCCGTCGCGCAGGAGGCCGAGGGCTACGACCTGCGCATCAAGCGGCACCGCGGCAAGCCGCCGTACCTCGCCGCCACCGGCTTCGAGTCACAGCTCAAGCTGCTGATGCAGAACGCCAGGCGCATCGGCCCCGAGGTCAAGAGCGATTGGCCATGAAGCGCTATGTCGTCATTCAGTTCGAGATCGAGGGCGTTCACCACTGGCCCGACTGCCCGCACGACGACGTCGCGTTCCTACGGGACAAGCACCGCCACGTGTTCCACATCAGGACCGCGACAGCAGTCGAGCACGGCGACCGGGAGATCGAGATCGTCAGGCAGAAGCGCGCGATGATGCGCTGGCTCGTCAAGGCGTTTCCTCGCTACGAGGGCGCGTGCCTCGACTTCGGCAAGTTCTCGTGCGAGATGATTGCCGAGGCGATCATCAACGAGTTCGGCTGCAACTGGTGCCGCGTGCTCGAGGACGGCGAGAACGGCGCGCTCGTCATGGGTGACGAATGAAGCTGCACCTCGCAGGGGCCGACTCGGCTCGCAAGCTCGTCGCGGCGGTAGCAGGCTCGCTCGCCGCCGACTCGAAGGCGACCCCGTACCTGCTCACGTCGTACTGGTACAGCCGGTTGCAGGCCGGCGACAAGGCGAACGGGTTGTGGCGCACGCTCTACGACTTCGTCGACGCCGAGTGGGTGGTCGACTCCGGTCTGTTCACCATGATGTTTGGCTCGGGACGCGGGCGAACCTACGACATCAAGGAGCTGCGCGCCTATACCGCCAAGTACGTGCGCTACCTCAACGAGATTCAGTACCGCCACTACGCCGTCGAGATGGACGTGCACAAGGTGCTCGGCATGAACGCCGTGTTCGAGCTGCGCGCGTACCTCGAGGACCACTGGCCCGTCGAGCAGACGATCTACGTTTGGCACGAAGAGGAGGGAGTCGACGGGTTGAAGAAGCTCGCCGCCGAGCGCCCGTACATCGCGCTCTCGATTCCCGAGCTTCGCGAGGTCGCATCGAAGCGCAAGCTCGACCTCAACATGCTGGTGCTCAACCTCTTGAATTCGATCAACGAGGCAGGCAGGCCGAAGGTGCATCTGCTCGGGTGCTCGCAGCCGTCCGTGATGTTCAACCCGCACTACACATCGACGGACTCGACCAGCTGGACCGCGCCCGCTCGCTGGAAGAAGGTGCAGGTCTTCGACGGCAAGACGTTCCGCGCGTTCGACAAGCATTGGGGAACGTTTCAGAAGAACATCAAGCGCCACGAGGGATTCATTCGCACGTACTACGAGCTGGTGAGGAAGCAGCTCGGCGTCGACACGACGTTCAACGAGCGCGACATCGCCGTCGCGACTCTCGCGTGCTGGTACAAGCGGATGGAGCTGACCATCAACAAGGAATACTACGGAGGGACACCATGAAGCGCGGCCTCGTGGCGATACCGACGAAGAAGCTCGTCACCGCCGACTGGAACTACAAAGCCGACAGCGAGTTCATGATGAACGCGCTCATCGAGAACCCGCGCCGCAACGGGCAGATCGTCAACGTGATCACTCGCGAGCTTGGCCGTGGCCGTCACGAGGTGGTCAACGGCAACCATCGACTCGAGGCGCTTCGCAAGCTCGGCGTCGAGCAGGTCGTTTGCTTCAACCTCGGCAAGGTGTCCAAGGAGGAGGCGATACGGCTCGCCATCGAGACGAACGAAACGAACTTCGAGGCGTCGATGCCCAAACTCGCGAAGATCGTCGTCGATGCCGTCGAGCAAACCGACTTCGACATGAGCGCCAACACCTTGCCGTACAGCGAAGAAGAGGTGCATCGCTTCCGCGAGATGAAGCGCGTCGATTGGGACCAGAAGCCCGAGAAGCCACGCGCGAAAGCAGGCGAGGGCGAGAACTCGGGCAAGGTCAAGCAACCCAAGGACCGCAGCAAGAGCGGGCCGATGTTCACGTGTCCACATTGCGGACACGAGTTCGACGAGTAGGAGGGACCGATGGCAGACGCGCAGGACGTGCTCAAGCGCTTCGTCGAGATCGAGCTGACCGCTCTCGTCTTCGCCGAGTGGAATTACAAGGAGGATGACGACGAGCTGGCAGCGAAGCTCGAGGCCAACATCAAGGAGAACGGCCAGGTCGAAAACTTAATCGTGCGGCCTCGCGGCGACGGCACGTTCGAGGTGGTCAACGGGAACCACCGACTGAGCGCGTTCCGCAACCTCGGATACAAGACGGCGATCTGCTACGACCTCGGAGACGTCACCGAGGCACAAGCCAAGCGGATCGCGGTCGAGACGAACGAGACGCGCTTTGTCGCCGACAAGCTCAAGCTCGCGCAGCACCTCTCGGACCTCGCCGACAACATCGGCGCGAACTCGCTCGCGCTCACGATGCCGTACAGCGAGGCCGAGATCGACAACCTCCGTCGGGTGCTCACGTTCGACTGGACCGACAAGTCGAAGCGCGTCAAATGCCCCGAGTGCGGTAAGCACTTCAAGGCACAGTGAACGCAGCACCTCAAGAGGTGACGCACGGCGACTTTGCTCCGAGCGTCCGCCATCTGCCACGGTTCGACGACAAGTGGATCGTGCCGGCGACCCGCGACGACCTCGTCGAGCAGCTCTCGTCGATGTCCCTGTTGCAGCGCCGCCTCGCGCGCCGCAGCTTTCCCGCGTTCATGGAGTACTGTTTCTACGACGAGCGCACCGGCATCCCGTTCGAGCAACAGTGGTTCCACGACGAGTGGGCGTCGGCAATGGACACCGAGGATCGCCTGCTCATCATTGCCCCACGCGACCACGGCAAGACGTCACAGATCGTCGGGCGCACGCTGTTCGAGCTAGGCCGCGACCCGAACGCCCGCATCAAGATCGCTTGCGCCAGCGACGGCCGAGCGAAAGAGCGGCTGTACGAGGTGACGCAGCACATCTTGTACAACCCGCGCGTCATCGAGGTGTTTCCGCATCTTCGACCTTCCGAGCACGGCGAGTGGAGCAAGCACAAGATCGTCGTTCAGCGTCCGGCCCGATACAAGGATGCGAGCGTCGAGGCGATCGGTATCACGTCCACCGCGACAGGCGGACGCTGCGACATACTCGTCGCCGACGACGTTGTCGACCGACGCAACGCGCTGTCGTTCCCCGCGCTGCGCGAGCAGATCAAGCAAGCGTGGGCCTCGGACTGGACGAACCTACTCGAGCCGGACTCGAAAATCTGGTACATCTGCACGCTCTGGCATAAGGACGACCTCTCGCACAAGCTGATGACGAACGAGGCGTACCGCACGATGTTCTACGCGGTGCCTCGAAACTTCGGAGCGCTCTGGCCCGACAAGTGGAACACCGCCGCGCTGTACGCTCGCTACAAGGAGATCGGCTCGGTCGAGTTCAACAGGGCGTTTCGCAACGAGGCCGTCGACATCGAGAACGCCGTCGTGCATCCGACGTGGATTCGCTTCGCCGACCTGCGAGCCGACGAGGACTTCGTCGGGCGACTCGACGAGATGGTGTTCTTCACGAGCTACGACACGGCAGGCACGCCCAGCGGTCGCACCGAGCAGGACTACGCGGCGAACGTCATCGTCGCCGTCGACGCGACTCGTCGCAAGGTCTACGTCGTCGCCGCCAGCCGCTACCGCGCGACCGTGCAGGAGCAGGCGAAGCGCGTCATCCGTGACGCTCGCAAGTACGAACCGTTCCGCGCGCTCATCGAGAAAGCGAGCCAGGCCGCAGTCGACGAGTGGGTGCTCAACGAGGCCCCCGAGCTGGCAGGCGTCGTCGAGCCGGTCAAGCCGAAGAACCTGAGCAAGGCGCAGCGGCTGCTCGGCGTGACGCCACTACTCGAAGACGGCACCGTGGTATTCGACAAGAAGCTCGACCCCGATGGCGACGGCTGGAAGCCAGGCCGCGGCTCGCTCGTCGACGAGTTGGTCGACTTCCCGTTCGCCAAGCACGACGACCTCGTCGACGCATTCAGTCAGGCGCTGCACGCCGTTCGCAGGTATCTCCTTGACTGGGGCGCGGACGGCGGGGAAAATAACATCGACGTCACGATCGGACGCGGAACCGAGAAGCGCGAGTACCTGCTGTGACCTCGCAGGGAGCCAAGATGGATCTCGAGAAGCTCAAGGGCAAGTCGTACGCTGTCATCAAGCCACACCGCGCTGCGCTCGACGACAGGGTGTGGGGCGAAACGTTCGGCATGTACTTCGACCTGCCTGGCGGCTGCGAGATCGAGATCGACGACAGCCGCCTCGACCACAGCATCCGCGCGACGAAGGGAGTCGGACCCTTCGACACCGCGCTCGTCGTTCCCGCCATCGTCCGCGACCCGTACCTGCCTCCGCTGTGCATCGTCGTCTCGCCCGCCGACCTCGTGACCCTCTACAACGAAATCGAAGCAGGCAGCGGGCCGCGCATCGCCGCTGGCCGCAAGCGCTGCACGCACCCCGAGACGAACCCGCCGACCGCCCGCTGCGACTACTGCCTGTGGCGCTGGTGGACGGCGAGGGCGAAGGAGATGGAATGAGCAAACCGACAAACGAAGCGCCCCGGCTACGACTCGCCACCGACATCGACCTCTCGAGGGCGAAGCCGAGCTGCAAGCGCTGCCACGGCACCGGCCGGCGCGGGCACAAGACGATCGAGGATCCCGAGAACCCCGGCGAAGAACTCAAGGTGCCGATCATCTGTCGGTGCGTCACTCGCAGGGGCGGCGTCAAGAAGGACATGATGGACGAGATACTCGAGCAGGTGCAGCAGCAACTCGAGGACGGCACGTTCGCGCAGACGGTCGCCGACGACATCTGCGGGCTACCCATCGAGCACCAGCAGCGCGCCATCGAACAGCTCGAGAAGGAAGCAGACAACGAGGAGAAGCCCGCGCAGGTACGGATGCAGCTGCGTGCCGCCATCGGGCTGATTCGTCAGCGAGAAAAGGAGGCCAGTCATGGGGATGCCTAACGCGGCACAGATCGAGATCCCGAACGACGGAGTCAACGCAACCGTCGGCGTCGGCGCGGAGGTGCACGCAAGCGACCTCGTCGCGGGCTACGACTACATCCGAGACGGCGGCGCGGCGTTCACGGCGGTGCTCGAGGGCAGCGTCAACCGTCGCAACTGGACGACCATCGTCGCGCTCGCTGCCAGCGCACAGGGCAGCATCGGCTCGCACTACAATTTCGTGCGCGCCAAGGTCAGCGCCGGTGGCGCGCTCGGCGCAACGACCGAGCTGTGGTACCACGGCAAGAGCTGATGCCACGCCGACGACGAAAGAGGGAGGAGCGCCCCGTCGAAGCGCTCACGCGCAAGCGCGTACTCGCCAAGGCGCTCGAGCTGACAGGCAACGTCGTCGACGAGCCGACCGCGATCAGCGCCATCGAGTCGACCGAGGAGATGTTCGGCCAGCAGAACGCCGTCACTCCCGACTACGATCCCGAATCGCTACTCGCGTTCATTGAGCTGTCGCCGCACCTCTCGCCCAACATCGCCGCGTACGTGCAGAACATCGACGGCTACGGCTACCAGCGCGCGCTCGCCGAATCGTGGATGGAAGACCTCGAGAGCGAGGAGGCCGCAGACGCCGTGCGCCAGGCGCTCGTCATCGAGGCGTGGGTCGACTCCGAAGAGGCCGCGCTCGCGCAAGCAGAGGAGAAGGCCGACCTCGCAGAGCAGCTCGACCAGCTCACCGCCAAGCTCGACGACGCCAAGGCGAAGAAGCGCACCGCCAAGACGATCGCGAAGTGGCAAGCGAAGGTCGACGCCATCAAGCAGCAGCTCGACGAGCTCGAGCCAGAACCCGAACCGGAGTCGATGCCCGACACCGAGGACGCCACCGCCGCCGACGAGGAGGAGGTGCCCGACGAGGCCGTGCAAGCCAAGCTCGACGAGATCGACATGCAGATACGCCGCGAGGGCTTTCTGTTCGATTCATTCTTCGAGCATTGCGTGTCGACGATGTCGTTCACCAAGCTGCGCCGCATCGTCCGGCAAGACATCGAGAGCCACGGCTGGGGTTGCATCGAGATGGAGCGCGACGGCTACGACCGCTTGAAGCGCCTCTCGTACGTTCCAGCCTACACCGTGCGCCCGCTCAACGACCCCGGCGACTTGATCGAAGTCATCGAGGCCGACCCGGTGACGCCGCTGTCCGAGGACCGCGAGATCACCGTCCGTCGTCGCTTCCCGATCTACGTGCAAATCGTGCAGGAGCGAAAGGTCTACTTCTCGTCGCCCGGCGACCCGCGTATCGTCTCGCGCACTACCGGCAAGACCTACGAGTCCATCAGGGAGATGCGGAAGAAGGACAACGAGGGACCGTCGGCGCAGCCGGCGAACGAGCTGCTGTGGATCGCGCAACACTCCCCGAAGACGCCTTGCCCGCCGCCTCGCTGGATCGGAAACCTGTTGCAGGTACTCGGTGGCCGCGAGGCCGACGAGACGAACTACTTCTACTTGCGCGACAACGCCATCCCGTACGGTCTGCTGTTCGTCAGCGGCGGGATCATCCCGAACGACATCATAGAGCGCGTCGAGTCTCGACTCGCGTCCGAGATGCGCGGCAGCGAGGGAGCAGGAAAGATCCTCGTCGTCCAGGCGAAGCCGATGGGCAAGGCGTCGAGTGACGGGCGCACGATGCTGCCCGAGCTGGAGTTCCAGAGCTTGCGCGACGCGCACGAAGAGGACTCGCTGTTCACGAAGTACGACGAGCGCGGGGCCGACCGCATTGGCGCGTCGTTCCGTCTCAGCCCGATCCTACGTGGCTACACGCCGTCGACGCTCAACCGCGCGACAGCGATGGCCGCGCTGCAGTTCGCCGAGCAGCAGGTGTTCCAGCCCGAGCGCGCCGACTTCGACTGGATCGTCAACAAGTACCTGCTGCCCGAACTCGGCATCAAGTACACCCGCTTCGTCAGCAACTCGCCGCCGACCCGCAGCGTCGAGGACGTTGTCGAGATCATCAAGGCCGCGGCCCCGCAGGGTGGGATACTCCCGTACGAGATTCGTCAGCTGCTCTCGGACCTGCTCAACCGTCCGCTCGCCAAGGTGCAGGAGGAGTGGGCGCAGCAGCCGATGGTGATGACCCTCGCGGGACTCGCGCCAGGCGGAGCGCCAAACACGCCGCCCGGCGAAGAGGATGTCGTCGGCGAGATGACCGACCTCGTCAAGCGGCTCGCCAACATCGAGGCCCGCGTTCGCAACGTCGTCGCCGAGGAGCTTGCAGCCTTCGGCATGGACGTGGACGTCTCGCTCGTCGACCGGCCCGAGACATTCGGGGATGGAGAAGCCGATGGCGGCTAGACTTCCCGACACGATTCCACCGTACGCAGTAAAGCTCGCGCAACCGATCTACCCGCCGCCCCCATCGCCCGGCATCGAGGACGTCACGTTCTACTGGTCGATGGACAGCGGATCGCTGCGAACGTACACGAAGGACGGCGCGAGCATGGAATGCGCTCGATACCAAGCGACGACCGATCCCGACCTCGGCTTCGGCTTCGAGATTGGCATGCTCACGAACGTGAAATCGGAGAAGGTGCAGCGTGCCGTCGCGTCCGCGCTCTATGCGGCGTGCAACATGATCGCGACGATGCTCGTCTACGGCGAAGGCGATCCGGTCCACAACGGGATCGGCTGGCCGTTGACGAAGCCGCTCGTCACTGGACCAGCGGACGGCCTCGACAGGATGCGAGGCTTTTCGGCAATCATCCGAGCGATCGATCCGAGTCAGGTGCCGACCATCGACATGAAGCTCGAGGCGTACTTCGCGAGAAGGTTGCCACCGCCATGAAGGAGCTATTCGAAGGACCGTGGCGCGTCGTCGACAAGTCGACACTCGGCGACAGGCCGAGGCCAGCGCCCGGCGAGATCATCAAGCACCGGAGCGGAGCCGTCGTGCTCTGTTGCCCAGCGTGCGGCGCGATGCAGTTCGCGCACGCACCCGTCGTCGGCAACGACGCGCGCCCCACTATCACGAAGCCGATTCAATGCGGCTCGGGAAACTGCAAGCAGTGCGGGATCTGGTTTAGCATCGACGCGGGACATACCGTGCTGATGAACGCACCGCCTCCGAAGCGCCCCCCACGTGCGATCCCCGAGCGTCTGGTCAAGGCCGGCGTCAAGGAGGCACCGAAGCTACCCGACGACTTGAGGTGACGCATGTCGAAGCAGCCGTTCAGCAGACCGGCGACCGGCTACGCTTCGCTGTGGCCCCGCATCGACCTCGGCACCGACCTCGCGAAGGCGTACTACGCAATCGGTGTTCGCTCAGACCTCCGCGCAACTTCCGCCAAGGGATACGCTTTGAGCATATCGCCGCCAGCCAACGGCGGCGCACCTCAAGCGGTCCAGACGCCACCAGAACGGCTGTCCGCCTCGACCCTGCTCCTCGCTCGGCTCGAGGCCGTACACAAGGCACAGGGCCGACCCTGCACGCTCTACCGGGCCGTCGGCCGTGGCCGGCTCACGCTCTGGGAAGCCATCGAGCGGATCGAGCTTCTGCATTGGTCCCAGGGCGACAGGCTCGACGACGCCTCGGAGATTCGGAACGACGGCACGCTCATCGAGAAGGTGCTCAACCCACGGATCGCCCTCAACATCGGCAAGCTCGCAGAGAAGCTCGCGACGACGGTGACGCACGACCTCTCGGGCCAGATCCTACCGATGCTACGAGACGACCTCGCAGAGCAAGCAGAGCTGTTCGAGTTCAACGTCAACAATCTGGAGCAGGGCGAACTCGCCGACCTGATATCCGAGGTCAAGTCAGGGGTTCAACCGACGATCGATGCGGGACTCGGCTTGGCCGCGCCACAAGTGACTGAGCGATTCAAGATTGCGATCAAGAACGTGCACGACTCGTCGCAGACCTACCTCGCGCAGTCGTACTTTCCGCAGACGGCGATCTCGTTTCGGCAGGTCGACGAACTCGCCGTCGACCGCATGGGGAACATGAACGGCTGGTATGTTCGCAACAGCTCGGGGCAGGCGAGCGACTACCTATCGAAGCAGGCAGGCAAGATCGCGCAGGAGGGGTTGAAGCAGGGGATCGGCTCCGACGTCATCGCCGCGCAGATGATCAAGAAGCTGCCAGACTTCTACAACAAGTGGAGCTTCAACTACGCCCGCACCGTCGCCCGAGCGGGACTCAGCAGGGCGCGCAGCTACTCGGAGGTGTCCGCGTACAGGCAAGCCGGGATCACATACCTAGAGATCGTCGCCATGCTCGACGAGCGCACGACCGACGTCTGTCGCTCCCTCGACGGAACCATCGTCGAAGTCAGCGAGGCCGACGCAGCGCTCACAGCGCAGCAGAACCTGACCAACCCGACCGACATCAAAGACACCGCGCCGTTCCTCGCGGCGCGGAACAACCCGCAAAAGCAGGGGAACCCGCGTGAGCTGTGGGTGAGCGGCAAGCCGCTGCACGTCGCGACAATCTCGAGGAGCGGAGTCGGCAACGTCGACGACCGCGGCGACTTCAAGCGGCACATGGGCACGAAGGACTTGAACAAGGCGGGCGTCACCGTGCCGCCGTTTCACTTCAACTGTCGCAGCATGACAGTGCCTCGCGTCGAGATGGTACAGGTGCCCGGCGACCGTGAGCCGCACACCGAGCCGACGCCGAGCGCCGAGGACCACAAGCCGCCGCCGAAGCCAAAGCCGACAGCGCCGAAGCCAAAGCCGCAGCAGCGGCCAGTAACGACGAAGCCGATACCGACACCGAAGAAGCCCGTCGCGGCAGGGATGAAGAAGCCGATCGACAACCCGGCCCCGCGCAAGCCAGGGACGAAGCCGGCGCAGGAGGCCAAGCCCGAGAAGACCAAGCCGAAGACGCTCAAGGAATACAACAAGCAGCTGATCGACCTGCAAAAGAGCGTCGGCGCGAACCCGAAGATCGACGACATCAAGCTCGACAAGACGACCGGCCAGCTCGTCTACAGCTGGACAGACAAGACCGACGGGTCGAAGCGCAAGTTCTTCGTCAACGTCGACCCCGACCAGCACGCCGACCTCGAGAAGCGGCTGCGCTATCGCGGACACAGGCAGAAGGCCAAGACAAAGCCAGTACCGACGCCGCCAAAGCCGACGAACGGCTTGCCAGCGTTCAGGCGCACGACGGCAGGCAGCTCGACGTATGACAAGTGGGACGAGGACACCGCGAAGATGATCGTCGAGGCCGGCGGCCAGGTGCCGTCTCGCTACAGGGACAAGATGAAGCCGCTTTCAGATGCGGCGCGCAAACGCGAACGCACTCGCGTGCAGTCGGCAATCATCGATCAGATTTGGCAAGATCCAGACGTGCAAGCCGTCGCCAAGGGGTTCGGCGCGAGCGCGGAGCAGATGCGCAAAAACCCGCGCGCAGCGGTTTACAAATTTTCTCGCGGCATAACCGAGACGTGGGCGGCGACATCGAAGGACAGCGACATCAAGATGCACTACCTGCAGATCGCCACGCAGCAAGAGTTCGACCTGCCAGAGAGCACGATCAAGCACTTGAAGAAAGACATCGTGGCGGACTTATTGGACCCGAATTCTGCGCGGTCGCAGCAGTACATACGCGGGATGCGGAAGTACGCACGCGCGCAGTACAACGCGACGCAGGATTATCTCAAGCGCAAGGGGATCAAGTCGGTGCCGCTCTGTCGAGGCGCAGGCGTGCGAAACTCTAAGATGAAGACGATGGGACCTACGAACGCCGAATGGAATGCTCAGGTAGCCGACGGCGAACTCAAGACGCAGCCGCTCAACTCGTACAGCACCTCACCGGCGATCGCGCACAGCTTCGCGAGTTCAAAAAACAACGCCGTGCTGTCGAAGTCAGAGGTGCCAGCCGAGCGTGTCTTCGGCTGCTTCGCGACAGGCATGGGAACGGACTACGAAACCGAGTACGTCGTCATGGGAGGAGAAGATCCCGTCACGCACCTGACGTGGAAACCAAACAGGAGGTATCTAGGCAGGTCGCTGACGAGGGAGTTGTTGTTCTGATGGAACCGGACGCACTACAGGAAAACAGCGATTGGCTGAAATCCGTTTGGCCGCTCCCGCCGTACGGAAGCAAGGCGTTCCTCGAGCAGCTCGAGGAGAGCGGCACGACCATCGCGCAGTTCAAGCGCATGCCCGTCTACACGATGGCAGTCGCCAACGGTGTGATTGTCGACGACAAGTGGGTCGGCTGGCACGATTGGGGCGTGCCGTACTACAACGACGACGTCGACCTAGAGACGCAGCTCGACATTCGCATCGGCAAGCTGCGCGACGAGTTCGTCGCCATCGCCGCCGACGCGCAGAACGAGGCGAATCGATCGCTCACGCAGGAGGAGGCCGGCGCGTTCCTGCTCGAATTCATTCGCTCGCACCAGACGGCCGGCATCGACGCCGACGACATCGTCATCGACAAGGCAGACACGGCAGGCATCGACGGACTGACGCGCGCAAACTCTGTCAATCTGTGGGCCGGAGCACTCGGCATCTACAGCGACCCGCTCGTCAAGTACGCTCGCCTGCAGACACTGCCCGAGGTCTGGATCAAGGCCGGCGCTCGAGCGACCTACTACCCGAAGCGCAACCTCGTCGTCGTACCGCACATGAGCCAGCAATCGTTTCCGCAGTTCGTCCACGCCGCAGCGCACGTCATCGAGCGGTGGGGTAGAAACCTCGACGCCATCGACACGGTTCGCAACCGCCTCGCGCTCCCTGGCACGCTGCACATGATCCGGCCCGATCTGTTCGCGCTGCGCGGGCCGTGGCTCGACCAGCACGACGGAGCGCTTCGCGGCTACGACCTCGCGTGGCTCGAGCAGCAGTACGACGCGCGGCGCAGCTTTACCCGCAAGGAGATCGCGCACTTGTTCAAGGGGCGACCGAGCGAGTTTCTTGCGATGGCAGCGCAGCGGGTCGCTCGACAAGATACCATCGAGATCGCGAACCTGTGGGCGCGCGTTCCCGAGCAGCTTCTTTTGTTCCTCGCCGTCAGCGGCGGGAGCTTCGTCGAGGGCGTCGCATGAGCTATGAAATCCCGATACAAGACGACACGGGCGTCGTCGTGGTCCGCGTGGCTTGGAGCGGCACGCTGTACGACGGCGAGGCTCGCGTCGAGCCGATCATCGACCACGAGGCGATCGCTCGACACGTCGCAGACATGATCCTCGCGAGGCAGGATCTCAAGTCGATGCGCTTCCGCTCCGAGGGCGACCGCTACACCGTGAACGGCTGGCAAGGGTACGAGGGAGTGGTCGGCGCACTTCGGATTTCGCTGCCCGCGCTCGGGTTGAGCATCGGGCACGTCGCAGGCGACACGCCGCCGTTTGGACGAGACAGAAGCGAGGAGGCCAAGAGAAACTCCATAGAAGGCGGGATCGAGTGAGGCCGGATACCCTGTATCACTAGTGAGTAAGCCATAATTGACACGCGTACTTGGCGACTGTTATTTTTAAGATCGTCATGGCGCACATAATTGTACCCAAGCCTTTTGGCGAAGTAGAGAACGGCTATCCGTTCATGGACTTGGTGAAAGACCCCACCGACGCGGTGCGGGTGTTCAAGACCATTTGCGCCACGCTCGAGCGTTCGTTCAAGGAAGACGAGCGCACAATGGGTCGCGGGTTTCGCGAAAAGATCCAGACGCAGACGGAGATCGACAGGCGCACGGAGATTCTGTGCGAGTGGTTTCGCACGCTCCGACACGAGTGCGGCTATTCGACCAGCCGCGCACTCGCCGTGTTGCCTGACGCGCTGCGCGCGGAGCTGAACGGAGGGACGTTCGAGCCGCCCCGCAACGATGGGATGTACTCACCAAGCCAAGGAGAAGCGTGATGCTCAACGAAAAGATGTTCGCGATCCTCAAGCGTCAGAACGAGCTGACCGCCAAGCTCGCCGACGGCACAGCAACCGACGACGAGAAGGCGGAGCTGGACAAGCTCGGCAAGACGATCACCGCGCTGACCGACGCCGACAAGGTGGACGTCGGCAAGACGAGGCTCGAGACGATGACGGTCGCCGACTTCCAGAAGCACGTCGAGTCCGAGCAGGCAGCGCTCGACGCCAACCTCGACCCCGCGCGCCTCGCGCTGCTCAAGCGCAACATCGACAACGTCAAGGCGCAGGGCAAGACCAGCGCCGACGACCACGTCGCGGTCGAGGTCGCGGTCCAGGCGAGCGCCGAGGATCGGATCGCCACCGTCGAAGCGAAGCTCGACGAGCTGCTCGAGACGGTCAAGGCATCGTTCGACCGGCGCACGTCGACCGGCGTCAACGACGGCGGCGATGCGGGCGATCCGCCCGCTGGTGACGGCGGCGACGCGGGTGGCGACGACGGGGGCGACGGCAGCGACGTCGGCAAGGGCGACGACAAGCCCGTCACCACCGCGCTCGCGATGGAGGCGATCGAGTCCGTGATCGAGTGCTTCAACAGCATCAAGGCGAAGGTGCAGGAGGGGACGCTCACCAGCGACGAGCTGTACAAGATGTGGCCCGGCTGGGAGGTGCGCGAGATGATCGAGGGCGCGGTCGGCGTGCTCGCCAAGGCCGAGGAGCTGTCCAAGCTCGTCGAGGAGGTCAAGCCCGAGCTGGAGAAGATCGCCACCGCCAAGGCCGACGACGACGACGACGCCGGCAAGGCCGACCCGCCCGAGAAGTGTCCGAAGTGCGGCGCGCTGATGATGGGCAAGATGACCTGCCCGTCCTGCGGCCACGTCATCGAGGACAAGGGCGACGACGACGACGACGACGGCAAGGGCGACGACGACGACGAGGGCAACGACGACGGCAAGGGCGACGACGACAAGGGAAGCACCGCCAAGGGCGACTGGCTGTCCGGCGTCGACATCTCGCCGAACAGCGGCAGCGACACCGACGACTACAGGGCGATCCGCAAGGGTCGCTAGGCCAGGGGGACACCGTGGGCGAAAGAACGATCGGGATCTTCACGGCACAGAAGGACGCGGGCGATGGCGTGCCGCCGTCGTTCTTCGGCTGTGACGACAAGACGCTGCTCGCGCTGCTCTACCAGCACGCCGCCGAGGTGGCCGGCCCCGGCATGACCAAGTACGACCCCGCCGACGGCGACCTCGCCAAGCTCGTCGGCGAGATCATCGTGCAGCCCGTCGTCGACGAGACGCTGTACAAGGTCAACGCCGCAGTCGGCAAGCCCGAGGTCGACCGCAAGCCCGACGGCGACGTCGGCACATGGGCGATTCAGTCGCTCGTGTTCTCGAAGGACACGTTCACCGTCGACGAGGCCAAGGGCTGGATCGACGAGCACTCCGACACATTCGGAAACTACGGCGTCGACGAGACGGACACGCAGCTGCGTTTTCGTCAGTTCGACCCGAAGTGGTTCACCGAGTTCCGCACCGTGACCCTCGCGGACGGCATCGCCGCCGTGTACGGGAAGATCGCGGAGGCCGCACAAGACGACGACGCCACGAAGGAGGCGTACGAGAAGTCGCTCGAGAACTACGGAGCGATCCGCAAGATCAATCGGGCGATCCTCAAAGAGGGCGTAACGCTTCTCTGCGACTCCGCGAAGACCATCATACACAAGGCCGACGACGGCGAAGAGACTGAGGAGCGCTTCGTGCTCTCGATGGTACTCGAGCCGAACGACGGCGAGGACGGCGCACCGTTCAAGCCCGACACGCAGGCCGACGTCTACTCCAAGGGCGACGTGCGGAAGGCGTGCCATGTGTGGATGGAGTACTACGGCGCGATCGATCTCATGCACTCGTGGCGCGCCATCGGCAAGGAGGACGTGCGCGTCCTCGAATGCTACGTCGCGCCCTGCGAGTTCAAGCTCGGCGACGACACCGTACTCGAAGGCTCGTGGATGCTCGGCATTCGCGTGGTGAACGACGACCTCTGGAAAGCCGTCAAGGCTGGCGACCTCGGCGCGTATTCGATCGGCGGTACCGCGAACCGCGTGCCGCTCGAAGCGGCGTAGGAGGGACCGATGCGCAGCGACAAGCGAGTCAAGATCGCGAAGGCGGACGGCAAGCCCGAGGACGACAAGATCTACCGCCTGACGGAGATCGAGCCGCAGTTCGTCTCGATGGTCACGGCCGGAGCCAACAGGCAGAAGAAGTTTCAGGTGGTCAAGGCCGACGAGGTCAACAAGGCCGTACCGGGAGCAGACGCCAGCGACGACGACAAGCGCAAGGCGCAGGAGGAGCGCGCCAAGCAGTACGGGATCGAGGCGCTCGAGCAGGGCGCGAACCTCTCGTACCCGTCGGGCGACCCGACCACCGAGGCCATGTACGGCGATCCCGTCAACCTCAAGTACCCGTTCGGGAAGGCCGACAACGAGCCAGACCTCGGCCGCATCAGGAACGCACTCGCGCGTTTCAAGCAGGCCGCAGACACGTACACCGAGGAGCAGTCGAAGCGCGTGGTCTTCACGCGCATCGTCGAGCGAGCGCTCGACTCCGACGTCACCGTCGGCTACGACGCCGACGATCCGATCGACGCGCTGCTCCCGCAGGAGACGAAGGACCGCATCGCGGAGAAGGCCGAAGACGACGGCGATGACAGTGCCCCCGCAGACGGAGCTACCGGCAAGGCAGATGTCGACAACCTTGCCTGGCTCGACGAAGCCGGCTCGCGCGTCGGCGACATGATCGTGAGCCTCGCTCTCGAGTCGCCCGACGCTCTCGGGGTGAGCACGCCCGCCGCAACGGCCAGCACCGCGCAGAAGGCGCACGTCGACGATCCCGCACGGACCGCGCCATCCGTGAAGCAGCTCACCGAGAAGGTGAGCAAGATCGAGTCCGACCTTCGCGTCGCCAAGGCCGACCGCGACGCGCTCGAGAAGGAGCGCGACACCGTGGCCAAGGAGCGCGACCAGCTCGCCAAGGCGAACGCCGAACTCCGAAAGGAGCGCGACAAGCTCAAGGTGCAGCTGGCGAAGGTCCGCAAGGGACTCGGTGGCCCGACCGCGCTCGTCACCGGCATGGTCGCGCAGCAACAGAAGAAGAGGAGCGACGACGACGACAACGGTTCGCCGTGGGCGTCGGGTGGTGACCTCGCGCAGCGGGCCACGAAGACGAAGACGGGGTAGCAGGGAACCGAACGACGAAACCAGCTTCACGGAGGAAAGAGATGATCACGAACAAGAGCATCATGGCGAAGGCCGACATGGAAGTCGCCGACCTCATCGCCGACGGCGGTTACCTGCAGGACGAGCAGAGCGAGAAGTTCGTCCTCAAGATCATCGAGGAGGCCGTCGTCCTCAAGATGATCCAGGTGATCGGCACCAAGAGCCACACCAAGCTGATCGACAAGGTCGGCATCAACGGGTGGGTGCTGCACCCCGGCGTGAGCGGCAGCGCGCTCGCCGCGGCCGACCGCACCAAGCCCACGACCGAGCAGGTCACGCTGACCACGCACCTGATGAAGGGCGAGATCCGCCTCAACGACGAGGTGCTCGAGGACAACATCGAGGGCGGCCAGTTCAAGCAGACCGTCATGAAGAAGATGGCGGCGCACGTCGCGCTCGA